AGGGAATTTACCGCTAATAACTATATATTTAGACATCTAGCTTGCTTCTAATAGAGGCTTCAAGGTCTTTGTCTTCTTTGACCTTATTTACGAAACCATCTCTACCCTGGACCTTAGACCCGTCTGGGAGGATGTACCAGGCCCCTGAGCGCTCTACAACCCCTAACATCTCTGCAGTGTCCACTAGGTCCCCAATCCCGTCTATGCCGATTGTGTCGCCTCTGAAGTAGAAGTCATATTCTCCAGTATCTCCTGGGGCAGAGGTTTTTGAGTTCTGGACTTCCCATAGAACCCTTCTGCCAAGCTTTTGTTCAATTAGCTTGTCTCCAACCTTGATCTTGCCCTTTATAGCTTTAGAGTCAGAGCTTGAAGAAAACAACTTAACGATAGTTGAAGACATAAACTGAGTGGTTAGACCACCAGTTGGCACTGACTGGGTATACATTGCGGTAATGTTATTTCTTGCTTGAGAAATTGCAATAATTAGAGCGGGCTTTTCACGATTATTTGCATAGTTTAGCATTAACCAAGCGTGTTTTAAGTCTTTAGACTCTGCCCCAATTTGCTTGGTCTGGTCCAAAGCCTTTAGCTCATCAGAATCTTTTTCAAAGTATACGGCTGGGAGAAGAGAGCTAATACTATCGATTACAATAATATCTACCCCTGCATGAAGAAGTGCAACACCAACATCTACCATGTCGTTTACACTTCTGGCCTCAGAGTATATAAGTTTAGATGTGTCTACCCCAAGCTTTTTTGCCCAATCTTCATCATAGGACATTTCTGCATCTACCCAAGCACAAAGCTTTCCCTCTTTCTGTGCCATAGCAATCGTTTGCAAGCAGAGCGAAGACTTTGCACTAGACTTGCTTCCCCAAAGAAGAACCTGTCTTCCATATGGAAAGCCACCGCCCAGTGCTCTATTAAGGCCAACGCTTGGCGTAGGCTGTAGTTCTGTTTTAACTCCTACCCCAGAGGCAATTCTTTTTCTAATCTTTGGATCTAACAGTGCAAACGCTTCTTCTATAGTTGTCATTAAAACTTTACTCCATGTCTTTCTGGTCGTGACTTGTTAAAACTAGTCTTATTGTTTAGAGCTACCTGTAGCTCTTGGTCGACATATCCATTATCCACCAATCCTTGGTATAAGTCAAGTGTTCTGATTATAATGTCTGCCATTTCATCAGCAACTTCTTGCTTTCCCTTATTCTTGCGAATAGCCTCCATCGCCTCTACCACTTCTGATACAATCATCATCATCTGTTTGGCAATAAAAATATCATCCACCTTGTCTGGCCAAAATCCTTTTTCTACTGCCGTAGTGTGAATATCTTTTGCCAAATTATCTAATGAGTTATATATCATTTACATCCTCCATAATTATTGTTCCGTCTTTTGTTTTTCCAAACGAAAAGTCGTATGATGAACCCTCTTGGATCTTCATGTATGCTTTTGGAAAGGTTGTTGGGAAAACGGTTACTGAGTGTAGGTTTCTAGAACTATCTGCAAGGGTAAGGGAAGCCATCTTTTTACCAGCCTTAGTTATCCTTGGCTTAAAAGAAACTACAAACATTTCTTCATCTTTGTAGGGCAATTGCTTATACCCCAAAAACTTTACTAAGGCATTACTAGATTGTTTTATTTCATCCACGGGAATGGCAGTAACAATCCTATTGTTATCACATAGAAGAAGGTAACTCCTGCCAGCCTCAATAACTGTTTGCTCTTCATCAAATATTCCTACGCTTCCAGTTTTATCTAGTACTTCTACTCGTGACCAGCCTTTTCCACGCTTAATTGATTTTACCATTCCCATCAAAACAAACGCACCCTTTTCTTCAAACTCTTCTACAGGATTGATGAAAGCGTAATAGTGAGATGGCACTGTGATATTAAACTCTGGAAGATTCAGAAACTCATAAAGATTTTCTTTAATTTCTTCTTCGTTTCTAGAGTTATCTTCAAAGGTTGCAGCACCAATTACACGCAAGGCCTGCAAGGACCTGCTGTTGACACCACTTCCTTTTGTATGGGTAAATTCTTCTAGATGCTTATAGTTTTTGAATGGTCTCTGAGCAATATACTTAGAAGCAATGTTATCGGAGATGTACTTGATAGCGGTTAGTCCAAAACGAATTCCCTTGCCCTCAATTTTAAAGTCAGCGTCGGAGTCGTTTACGTGCGGTAGCTTTACGGCAATCCCCATACGCTTTGCCTCAATCAAGTATTCTGTTCTGGTATCTTTATCTTTTTCATTCTTAAGCAAGGAATACATAAATTCTAGTGGGTGATAGAACTTTAACCATGCTGTCCAATAAGACAGGGTTGAGTAGGCTACAGCGTGAGACTTGTTGAACGAGTACCCTGCGTGGGCTTCAAAGTCGTGCCAAAGATCTCTTGCCAAGTTGGGTGCCATAAACTTAGATGATCCGTCTATGAACTTATCCTTAAACTTATCAAACTCTTTGGCGTCTTTCTTCTTACCAATGATCTTACGAACTTGGTCTGCTTCTGCCATGGTCATTCCACCGAGCTCTGTACAAGCTTGCATAACTTGTTCCTGATAAAGGATACATCCGTAAGTATCTTCTGTAAACTTTTTCATAACTTGGTGGTGATAAGAAATATTTTGCTTTCCATGCTTACGAGCAATATAGTCTTTACCAATTGTATTCATAGCGCCTGGACGAACCAACGCATTGGAAGCTGCTAGCTCATTAAAGTTTTTGACACCCATTTTTACCAGCAAGTTTGTGTATGGCGTAGCTTCACATTGGAAAACTCCTTTGGTGTATCCAGAAGAGAGCATTTCGTAAACTTTTAAATCTTCCATTGGGATAGATAGGAGATCAATCTTTTTTCCATTTCTATGTTCAATAATCTTTAGGGTGTCCTGTAGCACACTCAAAGTTTTTAGACCCAAAGCATCAATCTTAATTAATCCAATTCTTTCGGCCTCAGCCATGTCAACTGCAACTACTGGAATTCTTTCGTCAGAGCCAGGAGATGATCTGGTTTCCATTGGCGCATACCTAAAGATTGGTTCTTTAGAGGTTACAACTCCAGCAGCATGAATACCAGTACCACGAATTCGTCCACGTAGTTGCTCTCCATACTTTTCAATCTCTGGATACTTCTCACGGAACTCCGCAGTAGACTTTGAGCTACAGTATTCATCCCAAGTGTCTACAAGTTTCATAACCTTGTTTACGTCTGGCAAAGGAATATTTAGTACACGTGCAATGTCTCTTACTACACCCTTATCCTTAAAAGATAAGAATGTTGCAATAGATGCAACGTGACGATATTGACGAACAAGATAATCTTTAACTTCTTCACGACGGTTATCCTGGATGTCTGTATCAATATCTGGGAAGTCATTACGTTCTGGATTAATAAATCGGAAGAACAGAAGGCCATGCTTAATTGGGTCAATGTCTGTAATGCCCAGAGAGTAACAAAGCAAAGATCCCGCAGACGATCCTCGTCCTGGACCAACCATGATGTCTTCCTTCTTTGCCCATGCAATCATAGAGCGCACAACAAGAAAGTATGGTCCAAAGTTTTTATCTTTAATTACCTTAAGCTCTTCTTCAAGCCTATCTAGATATTCGGCATTGCCATCTAGCCCTCTGGCTTTTAGTCCTTCAATAGCCAAAGTCTTTAATTCTTTATCTGGGTCTTTGTACTGAACTGGCAATAGGTTCATGTGGTCTTTAATGTCATACTCTTCAATCTTGTTTGTTATTTCAAGAGTGTTTTCATACATGTCGTCTCTGTCAATACCCTGAGCCTCCATGGCACTTCTCATTTCCTCATAAGAAAGTAAATGAATCTCAAAGTTGTTAAAGCTCATCTGCCTGTCTGCACCATAAAGGTAATCTAGGCGGTCCATCAAATTGTTAAACTTTTTAGACTTTTCATAGGTTGCATCTTTTTCAACCTTATTAGAATAAGTATTAAGAATAAGCTTTAGTTCTTGAATTTCTTTCTGCCCTGGATCTGAGTGGTGGCAGTCTGGAGTTACTACAGGCTTAATCTTAAACTCATCGGCAAGCTCAAGAATTGTCTTATTCATCTCTGGTGGGTTGTGTGGCATTACCTCTAGGTAATAGTCATCACCAAAAGTATCCTTACACCACTTAATATGTGTTTTTGCAAAGGCTAAATCTCCAGCCTCAATTGCTTTAGCCAAGACACCGCTAAGGCACCCAGAGGTAACAATTATGCCTTCTTTATATTGCTCTAAGACTTTCCAATCAATTCTTGGCTTCTTAAAAAATCCCTCAGTCCAAGCAATTTCATTTAGTCTATTTAGGTTTTCTAAACCTTTGGGGTTCTTGGCAAGAAGGACAAGGTGGTTATAAACAAGGTCTAATGGCCCTGTTCTTTCGTCTTTATCACGACGGTCAAAACGATCCTCCGTTATATATCCTTCTACGCCAAGTATTGGCTTGATACCTTTTTCTTTTGCAGCACGATACATTTCTCTGTGTCCAGACAAAGAACCGTGGTCAGTGATTGCAATGGCAGGCATCCCTAGTTCTGAAGCACGATCTACGTACTCTTGAGGAGTTGCAATTCCATCAAAAAGCGAGTAGTGCGTGTGAACGTGTAAGCCAACATACCCCATGTATTATTACCTACTACCAGTCAATATTGGTAGCTGATGTTAATGATGGAGTGTCAAAGCCTAGATAGAAAGCTTCCTGCTCCGAATATGGAATATTTCTAAGAGCTAGCTCTAGTGGGAATGCCTCAACGCCACCCCAACTATACGGCTCTGTGTCTGGTCCAGACGGGAACAACGTGTAGGTTGTTTCTGTTCCTTGACCACTGCGCTTTAGCTTCCAGCTTAGGTTCGAAATGCTTCCAGTTTCTAGAGCATACTCACGAATTGTGTTGAAAGCAGACTGCTTGCTAATACCCATAGACCAGATTGCGACATATGGGTCTTCAATTCCGTCATCGACAAGAACGTTGCAGTAAAAACGAAGACGTGCTTTCCAGCCAGCCTTTGGATCTTTACGGTGCATCTCTTCTGCCCAGTCACGGCCTTCTGTTTCCATTGTGTCTACAGCCTTACGCTTGTAGTCCTTTGGATTTGTGTGTTCTTTTACTACAATTGCCAGACCTCTTTTTGCGTCATAGTTTGACGAGTCTTCGTCTAGCTCTTCAATAAAGCGGATCTTTACAGCTTGTCCGTCAGCTAGCTTTAGCCAGCGAACTTTGCTTCCAGTTCCTTCGTATTTTGGTCTGTCAAGCAGGGCGTTGATATCTTTTAATCCCTTTGTTACGCTCATATTATTTCTCCTATTTTATTTGTTATTTATTATTTTAGCATATTGGCAATAGCGTTGTCAAACTTAAAGTCTAATAACTTTATGTCTTCGTCCGACATATCACCAATGTCTTTATACTTATTATCTAGTTGTATTACGGAAACACGAGAGCCAAGCTTTTCTAGCAGCCTGTTTTTCATATTACCGCCTGCCTCATCATTATCTGCAATAACAATAATGTTATTGAAATATTTCTGAAGAAGTTCTATTTGCATACCAGAGACGTTTGCCCCTAGCGTTGCGACTGCAGAAAGGCCAACCTGATCTAGCCTAATTGCATCGAAAGAAGATTCTACCACATAAACCTGCTCTGCAGTTTTTACACGATTTATGTTAAACAGGGTTTTGCTCTTGGGAAGTCCTGGAGTATTCTTAAACTCTTTACCCTCAATTGATCTGCCAACAAAACCCAAGAGCATTCCGTCTGGGGAGTGAACTGGAACAGTGACCATATCAAAATTTTCTGAAAAGCCTAGGCCAAACTTTGCCATAGATTCTTTATTAATTTTTCTACCATTAAAGTAGGTGCTAGCTCTTGGAGAGTCCATAGCTTGAAGGTGAAGTTTTTTAACTTGCAGCTCATCGTAGGGAACATACTCTTGCCTGGTATGTAGCTGCCTTGTCATCTCTTGCTCAAGATCTGTTTGCTGCTCTTTGCTTTTTATAAAACGAACTGACTCAAAGTATGTTCTTGCAGATGTAAACATTACAAACTCCACAAGATCTGATGTTTTGTGACAAGAGAAGCAATAAAAGATACCACTCTTTTTGTCTACTTCTCCAGCTGGGCTACGATAGTTGTTGTGAAATGGGCAGAAGATTATAAAGTCGGAATCAACCTCAGACTGAACGTCTATACCCGATCCCTCAAGAACTCTTTCAACTTGCTCTTTTGTGTATAGATTACTCTTGTTCCGTCTAGTCCTATTATCCACTGTGTTTTTTTCTTTCCTACGTATATTCCATATGTCGTTAATTTAAATTCAAATATTTGTACTTCTTTATTATACCTTATTGTGAAGTCTGGGTCAAGGTCTAGCCTTGGCACATACCCCAAAGTTTTCATTTCAACTAGTAATAGTTTTATGTATTCTATTTTTAGTCGTGCAATTGTTGAATCGTCATAGATGATGCCATCTAGGAAGAAGCTCTTAATCGGTTTATGGTGTAAACTGTCCATAAACCATTATAACTACTTATCTTCATAATCTTTATATTTGTACCATCCCTTGTCAAAGTCAGCTTGAACAAGGAAGTCTCCCATAAATCCATTACGGTTTTTCCTGAATACACATTCTAGGATATCGCTATTAGCAGCTCTACCCATTGCTAGGACCCAGTCGGCATCGTAGGCAATTTGACGTGACCAAGCTGTCTGACCCAGCGTAGGGACGGTGTCTAGCTTTGTAACATCATCTGGCGTGGCAGAAGAAATAGCCATAATTGGAACTTCTTCTCCAATAGCCATAAGCTTTAGCTCACGAGACAAGTTCTTCATTCTTACAGTTTCGTTATCTGACTTTTGATTAGGACTCATTAGCTGTAGATAGTCAACAATAACAAAGTCTGGCTTATACTGATCTATCTTTCCACGAAGAACCGATGGGGTAATGTCTCCACCAGTATCATTAGAAATGATGTGAAACTCTGGCTTACCCTCGACGTTTACCTTGTGCCAACGCTTAAGGTCTTCAATATCTATTTCTCCGTTACTTATCTTACGGTGCGACCAAAGACCCTCGCCCATAATAGTAAATACACGATTACGAACTTCTGTCTCCGACATCTCAAGGCTGATGACCATTGGAGACTTGCCCTGCTTCCAAGCTTGAACAGCAAAGTAAAGAGATAGCCAAGACTTTCCAATACCTGGATAAGCAAGGAACACTCCTAGCTGTCCTGGCATAATTCCAGAAGGGAGGTAGTTGTCAAAACCTGGCAAACCAGTTTTAATTCCAAGTATGCCCAGCTCTTTCTGTCTTTGCACATTCTCAAAGTAAGCTACAGCAGAGTCAATATCTGTGACGTCAATGTCACGAATAACAGCCGTATTCTTTTTTAACTCTGATGTTTTTGTGATTAGCTCTTCTAGTGCTTCTGGGCCTTTGCCACTTTGGACATCTGCAGCTGTTGTCATAAGGATATCTTTTAGACTAGCATTAAGATACTCTGCTTGTAATTCTTCTAGGTGGTGCTTTGTTGAACCTACATCTTCTGTAGTAGAGAAGTCTCTAAATTTTTCTACAACTAGGGTTGTTGGGGGAACGGATCCATTTACCTCAGAATATTTTCTAATGAACTGCCAAACATCTGTGTGAGTGCGCAATAGGTTTTCTACGTTTGCTTGCAGCAAAACGTGGACCTGTTTGTCTTTTAAGACTGCAGATATTAGCTTAGCCTCTACATTACTCACTTAACCATTCCTTCGCTTTTTGTCGTCTTTCAGATCTTTCCCTTAAGTCCTGAACAATTCTTTCTCTAGATTCTATAATTGTTTCTGCGTAGTTTGCAAAATACTTCCAAGATGGGTTAGGGCTTACTTCAAAATAGTAGTCTAGCATATCGTAACAAATCTCTAGGGTAAAAGACTCTATCAAGGCATCTGCAGCCCATTGCTCTACGTTAAGATTTACGATTGGCTTTTCTTCATACCTAGCTTTGTGTAGTTTACTATACCTACTAAGCAAAGCCATTCGGTATTTACGCTCAGCCATTACTTGCTGTCGATTTCAGAAGAGGCTTCTTTAACCTTTTCTGCTAGCTTGTTTTCTACAAATTCATAGACACGTTCAAAGGCTTCTCCAGTGTTTTCGCTGTCTCGCTTGCTATCTGATACCTCTAGGTCAATTCTTAGTGACTGAAAGTTGCCAAGGTTAAGAGTGTATCCTAACCCAACTTTTACTCTAGTGCTTTCGTTTTCCATACCCAGTTCCTTCTATTATATGCTTTCATTCCAAATTGGAATAAATCTACCATCTTCTGTTTTCGTATAAGTCAGTATACCATCTCCCAGACGCCTTGTCAATTCCTGACGGCTAGGAGTTATATCGTTGGTTATTAGCTTATCATTTCTTGGTCTACCCATGTGGTAGGTAGCTAGTATATCACGAATTTCTTTTACCTGTGATTCTGCGTAATAGGATCTTACTTGCCATCCAGTTCCCCCGCCTTTTTGGGATCCAGTAGGATGAGGAATAATTTCACGCTTCATCAAGCTTGGCATATACTTCTTATGACGATTTACTAGTGAGGCTGTTTCTCCAACAGTATAAGCCCTCTCCCTATTTTTTTTAAAATCTGAAATCAAACAACTCTCAATCCTATCTTTTACAATATTGTAAACTGACATGATTCCATTAGACTTGTTTAAGTGATGAACTCTTATTAGGTCTCCGTTTAAAAACCAAACCTTCTTGTTTCCTGGAATAACTGGTAAAGAGTTATACTCTACCATGTCGACTTGGCCGTGTCTTTTAGCCATTGTTAGTTTGGAATACCGACAGCAATAATATGAACCTTAACGGCTAGCTGTCCTGGGCTATTAAAACGAACAATTCCATTTACTGCCGAGTTAGTAACGCTTGAAATAACTACAGACACATCTTTTCCAGATGATGTTCCCTCGATAAGAACTGGGGTAGCTGTGACAATTGGAGGATACTTGTATTCACCCTTAAAAGAGTATGTAAAAGATTGGTCTGTTTCTGCAGTTACATTTGTTAGGGTTGGATAAATAACATGCTCTCCAGCCACCACTTTTGTATCCGTAAGCAGTGTACTTTGGCGGCCCTCTGATGTATCTATCGATGCATACTTATATCTTGCAGAAGATATCTGAGAAGATAAATCATTGATTGCTTCAACTATTTGATAGACATAATTTACGTCTAGAGGCTGTCCTCTGTCTGGTGTTGGTATTCTTGCCATAGTTAATTATAACACAAACAAACGGGTTTATGAGAGGCTAACTACAAAATCTTCTATATTGCAAATCTCTAGGGCAGGGCTTAATACCTTTTCTATCCCAGCAAGCTGTATCTTGACACGTATACCAGTGGCAGCAGAAGGTCTTAAAAAAGAATAAGATTGAGATAATGAAGATCCATGATAGGCATAGCTGCCCCAAGCAAACGTTGAGGTTCCAGTATTATATATGCCAAAACTTACAAAAACATCATATGATGAAGCTACGGGAGATTCTTCCCAAATTGCTGTAATTGCTAAAGAGGTGTCAGACAACTGAAGGCCCCCAAGTACATCTTCTATAAAAGGTTTTGCATCTAAGGTGTATATGGGAGACCAGGGGGATGTTCTATTCTTATCTTCCGAAATAACTCGGTATCGAATTAGGTACTCCCCATTTGGAGAAAGTGGTGGCAAGTCCTTTTTTTCAATAGTTACCTTTTTAGCTGGCATTTCCAGTACCCAGATCTACATCTAGTGCAAAACGAAACTCTACTAGGTTTGCAGTATTTGAAACTTTTACAATTGGAAGAATATCTGGAGATCTTACTACGGAATAGCCAGTCATTCCGTATAATGGATTAATAGAAGAAGTATTTTCTAGCCTAATTGCGTCGAGAGCTACGTAGTAGTCTGAGGTTGGTGTTCCCCCAGCTCCCAATACCGATGCCCAAATTTTTACAACGTTAACAGTATTCCAAGTAAAGCTTGTGCTTTTGATTAAATCTTTTAATTGCTTGGTTACAACAATATATCTATTGGTTGCAAAATCATAGCCACCAACTCCGTTAGTTATGTCTACTTGGAACTGAGCATAGTTTGTTGCTTCTTCAGCATCGCTATCTGCAAACTCAACTAACAGCTTTACTCTTGTTGGGTGAAAGCCATTTGCTGTAGGCGTTGCACTTTTATTAACAATAGAAAATGCAAGCTTTAGCTCATCACTTGCTGAATTTTTATTAAAATCAAGACTTGCTCCAGTCAAGTGTATATGATTTGATCCATTAGTGGCTACCATCCTTGATCCTGAAGGAATAGATAGGGTTGACTCATTTCCTGGGATAAATATTGTGTTATTTAAATACCTGCAAGACTCATATCTATTTAGCCTATTAATGTCAAGAAGGGTTGTATTGTCAGCATTGGTTTGAAAGACTGCGGGAACTCTAGGAGTAATTATTGCTTTCTCTAGAGGGTCTTGCGCCAAGGGGGTATTAACCACCTCAATCGTGGATGCTGCAGTTGCTGTGTGATACTCCCAGTTTTCTGCTGTTGAAAAAGAATAAACGGTTTTACTATCGTATGCTCCAGCAGTTGGATTTGATGCAGCAGAATAAATTCCTATTTCTGTAATTTCGTATCTTTCAATCGTTGGTAGTTCGGCTGTTAAAACAATTTTAGAATCGCCATTTTCATTTACATATCCCCTTGAGCTAATTGGAACACGAAACATTTCAAAGTCTAAATTTTTCTTTGCTAGGATGTCGGTTATGTCCTCGCTGGTTGGGTCATAGGTTATAGCTTTAGGGGTTGGTCCACAACCAATAGCAATATGAGTTGCGTAAGATGGAGCCTGTCCAATAAGGTACTTAGCCAATAGGTTTTTGCCAACATCTGTAATCATGAATAATCCTCTTCATATATTGTACCATCAAAAACTTTTCCAGAAGAGACCATTTGGACCTCTATTTCGTAATCTGCCTTAGTGTTAATTACATCAATTATAACATTTTTAGTAATTGGATCAATGTAGGCTACTAGGGGTGGGTCTTCGTTTGTAGTTTGCTCTATATGATTTTCTAGCTTTATTGCAAAATTCTTAAAATATTCTTCTCCAGAGCCTGGCATCTTTACCATGTTTTGTGGGTTATAATCAATTGCCAACTGAGAAACGTTTTTTATTGGCCTATAGATTATGTTTTGTCCATTAACAGTATCGTGTCTTACAAGGTTTATTAATTCTAAGCCGCCAATTTTTTCTAAAGTTAGTTTAAGGATTAATTCTATCGGCACATCGTTTTCATCAATAAGGACATCTTCTGGTGTCGCATACTTGACTGGTTCTCTTGTAGCTGGAACGAGTGGTATTGGCATTCTGGCAATAGCCTCTTGCTTGGCTCGCTCTACCGCTTCCTGCCTTTCTCTTTCAAGTCGTTCTCTTTCGAGCTGGGCCTGTCTTTCTCTTTCCAGTTGAGCCAGCCTATCTCTTTCTGCCTGGGCTGCCCTGTCCAGGGCTCCCTGATCTACCGCTGGAGCAGCGGGTCGTGATGGGGCTGAAGGGGCCGAAGGGGTTGAAGGAGCTGAAGGTTTGGCCGCAGCCGTAGCCTTGGAGTCTGTCATACTATTAAATCCAGAAATACCTAGCTTAGAGGCTTTAAAGGCTGCAGCACTTGCCTCCTGGTCTCTCTTTATTTGAGCAGCTTTTGCTGCAACCTCCCTCTCTATTTGATCTGGGGACTTTCCTACTTGTTGTGCCGTTGGCTTTGCTGCTGGTGCAGCAACTCTTTGTATTCTTGAGTTTGAGTCTTTACTAAGTGCCATAACTACACCTCACTCAAATATAGGCTCATGCTTGGTCCAGAAGAATCTTTTGCGTAGTCTATGCTGTATACTACAAATCTTTTTTCTGGTTCAAAGGCTACCTCGTCAGAGCTATCGGAATAGTTTATAGAAACTATATCTCCTAGCTGTATTGTTGGGTTAGCAAAAATGTTAACTCCCACAGATTTTCTCGGCTTCATTATTTTTGATATTATCCATTTCATCAGATTGTTAGCTGTATCAGCGCTTTGAATATAGATAGAGTCAAGCAAGAATTGATTTCTGCCATAAGTTATTCTGCTAGTCTTTATATCATTGTAAAGCTCTTTTTGGGTAGTTGGAGATAAGATAGTCATATCTTCTTTTATCTGAGGGTTAGCAAAATTTGCAGTTTTTTCAAAATAATTATCTACCGTTAGTTCGTAGCGAGAATCTTGGGTAAAAGTAATTCCTTGAATTCTTAGGTAGTTTCCTACAGTTTCATCTAAGAACAAGAAGGTATCTGTAGCATTAAAGATTAGGAACTCTGCCCCATAGGCTCCTCCAAAAAATCCAGATACGGTATATCCACGAAGCTTGTTAAAGGTTGGAGATACCATCGAATATAAAGCTGGATATGCCTTATCATATTTGACGTTAAAGTATGCCATTTCTCTAAGAATACTTCCAAACTCCTCATAAAAAATATTATACTGTGGTGGCTGCGCTGGACTTATTCCAGAAAGAAAGGTTGGCTGGACAATACCGTTAATTGAATATTTTCTGAATGCTTCGTTAGACGATATATCAGTTTTATTTGTAAAAATTTTATTTGCAATTGGACCCAAAGAAACATCTGAGTTTTGACTATAGTTATTAGCTAGAGCATATACGTTTTCAAACATACAGTGAGAACCACCACGAACAAATAAAGACATGTTGTTTGCATTATTTAGCGGAAGGGGGTCTGGGTCATCTACGACAGCAACCTGAGTATCATTTAGATATAGGTAAAATCTTCTAGATTTTTCTAGATCTTCATACTCTATTGCAAGGTCGTATACCGTTGTATACTCCTCAGCTATTACCCTAGACTGGCCAGCAAAATTTCCGTCATCAACAATAATTGAAGAAAGTCCACTCCAAAGTCTGACTGGTATTGCGTCTTCATCTTTAGTTAAAACCCATTTTGATGGTGGCCCAGAGTTATATATTGGAGGATTTACCCCAGAAATAATAACACGATTACCAGTTGTATAGCCGTGAGGCGTCGTTGTTGTATAGGTTAAAGTAGATACGTTCTTAGTGATTTGACTAATTTCATATACAACCGCAATACCAAATTGTCCATCTTCAACATGCCGAGATACATAACCACCAGAAACATAATCAGGAATTGTGCCGCTAGTTGGCAATGGCATAACAAAGGTGGTAGGGCTGGTTACAACAATTGTTGGCGGATTATTTCCAGCATTGGTTAATTTATAATAACCATTTTGTGAGGTAATTGTTTGTCCCCTTAGCAAAACTCTTTGCCCAGCCTGAACGATGGAAGGAGCAAGACTGCCAGATGGCAATATTAGTGGTGAGTTGGTTGAAGCTGTTAAAGTTGTTTCTGTAGCAACTGCAGGAAGATTATTGTCCAAAGTTAAACTTGTTGCTGTTGGGGTTGGTAGTGCTAGGGGGTCTCTCACAGGAGTCTGAATATCATAGCTGGTATTTTTTAATAGTTTATAGAAAAATATATTGGATATTCCATCGGCACTATAAGTAGCGGGGGCCAAAGAAATATTTTCAGTTTGATTAATTCCTGTAGTATTTGCAACAGTAAACCCAGATCCACTTATTGTTATTGTGGTAGATGTTGCTGCAGTTACAGTCCAAGTTCCTAATGCATATACTGGCAAATTTACTGGGCTAGAAGTAGCAGATTTTCCAGAAGATATCATAACCTTACTGCCGACTGGATAGCTAGTGGCTGCGGAAGATACATAAACAGTTGCAACGCTGGTTGTGGTAGCATCAAAGCGGGTTATGCTTTTTTTGATGTTAGGGGTACTTCTTTTATATAGGTCTATGTTTTTTTCTGACAATGCTGCTATTTCAAAATAATACCCATTGTTATTTTCTGGATTTAACAATGTTGCAATTCCACCACTTCCCCCAGAAATAGTTTTATTTTCATCTGGAGTTGTAGTAGGAACGTTAAAGTATGTTGTGGCCCCAGCTGGAGTTTGAACAGATTTCTCGTTATTTTCAAGTTTACCGACAATTCTCATTCTTGTTCCAAAATGTTTAAAAGAACCACTAAGAGGTTTGTTTACATAGGAAATAAAGTCAATGGGGGTTTCTTGTGATGAAAAAGACGGACCGTTAAATACAAGAGCCGAAGCCTGAACAGTTTCTGAAGTTGAAGAGAGTTTATTCTTATTAGAGGTTTCTTCATTATGAGAAAAAGAAAGATAGTTTTTAATTACGCTAGATCTTGAGGCTTTTGTAGCTAGAGATTTGCTTACTCCAGCTGTACCAGCACTGGTGTCACCTTCAAAAGCAAGGTTTCCAAATAGATAAGCAGACTTCATTTTACAGCCATAAACATTTTCATTATTTGTCCAGTATGGGTTTAGGCCAGCTGTGTGATTTACAACTGTTGTTCCAAACTGCCCCCTACCGTGCTTGGCTACTGAGCCATTAGACATTCTTGTTATTCCATCAAAAGTTTCATAGTTTGGCTCTGCATAAATTCTTGCACGGCCAGTTGGGTAAATCTTTCCGTTAAAAGAAAGTTTAGAAAAATAGTCTTCGTATTCTTGTGGACTAGATATCCAAACGTTTCCTCCAGTAAAATTAGAGTCTACCACGCTTGATGGCAAAACCGAAACATTGTATTCTACTGCGTCGTATCTAACGACCTCTCCATTAGAATAAAAGTATCCGTTATATCTTCCAATGTACAAAATGCCATCGCCAAAATCAATAATATTATTAACAAGTTCATGATTTAGAACTGCTGGTACTTGATCATTTAAATCTGAATTTAGTGGTATAGCTGCTAGGGCATACTTATTTCCAGTAGCTGTTTGTCCATTTGTTGGCTTTAGATTTTCTGTGCCAGATACTTCCCAAAGCAGGGCTGGCTTATATATCCAAGAAATATTTTTGTCTGCTACATAGGCCTGCTTGATTGAGCCCATAGATTTCTGGATGTATCTTGCAATATAGCTTATTTTTCCATCATTATAGATGTTGTTATCCTGAGAGGCTATGTCTATAATGTTCTCTAATTGTCTTGGTTGAGCATCACGAATTTGTTCTGTTGTGGTTAACTTTGGATCAGTATTTGATCCCAGCAAAATTACATCTGTTTGCCTTTCTTCTTCAGTTGGCAAGGAGTAGTTTTTGCTCATCATAACAAAGTTGTTGTACTCGTCAAAATACATTGCGGTCTGTGTTGCTATGGCTAGATCGTTTAATACCTCTGCTATAGTTTTATCTGGAGAAACAAAGAAGTATGGAATAATTGGATCGCTTTCTCCGTCAAGTCTTTTAAAGGAGTAGTTGCTAAAACCTATGCTGTCAAAAATTGTTGCAAGTGCGTATGACAAGGATGCGTTTGGAATCAAAAGCTCTGGGGCTGACTGAGACTCAAAATAGAAGAAAAGGTCTCTTAGTGATAGCTTAAGCTCTCTACTCTTTAGGTTTGACTGTGGAAAAGATTCTGAATACAATGTTTTTATTGGAACATAAAAACTTTTTTTAATCTTATTTTCTTCATTATCTATGACAGTAACATCTGAGATTATCTCATAAAACTTTATTTGAATATTTTTGTTTATGTATTTTGCAATAATGCTTCCAGTTCCAGTTTTTGGATTCCAAATATTATTTTGATTAAAAGACTGGTCATAGTCAAAGAGGGACAGCTCTCCATTAGATGCAAGTAGCTGACCAACTGGCAAACCACTTACCCCAAGATCTGAAGCATTTTTAGTTACTGAGTATGCTACTGTTTTTTCAGTTAGATCTACTGTTAGTCTTGGAGAAAGTTCTATTAGGTCTAGGGTTGCTCCAAAACGATTCATTGTTTCAACAACTACCCTGATTCCTGAAATAAACAAAAACTCTTCATAGTCTAAAATACCAGCCTGAGCTGTATTGTATTTCTTAGGGCTTGTTGTATCTGTTACAAAGTTTGTAAGCTGGTCTACGTTTTCATCTACTACGTACCAACCATATTCTGGGTGAAATTCAAGGTAGCCACTGTCTTTCCAAATATAGTATCGCCCAAGGTCATTCGTGTTTTGTTTTACAAGGTAGGCCTGACCATTTTCATTTTCTGTTGGAAGCATAGTTGTGGAGGCTAGGATTCCATTATTTATAAAGTTTGACCTAAAACTATCTGGAACAATAAGTCCATACCCAATTTCTAAGTATCCATCTGTTCCGATTATGGCATCGCCATTATAGCGTACAGAGTTTTTATTAAAGGAAATTGCGTCTAGCCAAATATTGTTTTTTAGATATTGGATTTTCCATTTTACTGGGGTTGTTTTATTTTCCTCTCCAAAAAATGGATCTGCAAATATTCCAGATGAGTTGGAGAATGGTCCAAGATCAACATTTCCAACATTGGTTTGCGTCTTTACAACAATCCTGTTTACTGGAATTTCTTCTTTATATACAACATATGGGGCTACATCTTCTACGTGGTAATTGCCATTAAGAGTATTGTTTGCAATTCCGTACTCTTTTCCATCCTCAGTCCTATATGAGGTCCAGTATTTAAAAGTATCATTCTTGTCTGGCATATAGTATCTTGGCCGATTAAACATGTCAACATTACTGTGATGTAGGTATTTTCCAGTAATTCCGTATCTAAGTTTGTTGATTCCAGACCTTGGCCTAAACTTTCCAAAACACTCTTCTAGAGAAAATAAAAGTTTTTCTTTTTCTTTTTTAGGTTTAAAAACAACTGGAGTTTGGCCATCCTCTTCAAAACCACCATCTACTAAAACATCAGCATCTGTTGCGCCAGTGTAAAAGTTTCCTAGGTCTTTTGGGTCATAGATGTTTGGTATTGATCCGTATTTTTGAGCAATTCCAAGAAGTGGACGGTATCTGTAGTTTCCAATATCTGCAATATTTTCAAAGAAATTCATGTTCCATTCTGCAATAACTGCAGCACGAGACTTTATTGTAGAAGAAGTACTAAGATGATCGTTTAGCTCTTTGCTTTCAAACATTTAAACCTCTTCTAGGCTTACGCTTATGTTCCATAAATCGTGGTTTGATCCCCCACGTTTTTCAACTGAGTAAGTAAAGCTAGAAATATACATTTCAAGAATTTCATTATACTGGCCCAACCTAGAATACTTTAGTGTGTCTTGGTCAGAAAATTCTGTATATTTATCATAGGCAAGATAAACATAAAAAGGGCCCTTGTAGTTGGTATACCAATCAAGTATTTCCAACCCGCCAGCTCCGCCGTCAGAGGTGTATTGCTGATCTTTATATAGGGGTGATCCACTAAGCTGAATAGTTTGATTTGGCGTTATGGGATTACTATCATGGTCTATAGAGGTTACTAACTCTTGCTGTCTTCCATACTCATCAAATCCTGGAAAGTCAGAAAATGATCTAGATGGGAGCATGCTCCAAGAAGTAGACAACTCTATCTTATCTGCAACATGGTATGACCTCATCCTACCATTTATCATTCTTTCCTTTTTTTCAATTCTTAGCGAGTTAAACTGCAAAGCCGATCGATTATCGTCTGATAAAATTAAGAACTCATTAAGCAACTCTTCTTCTGTTGCAGTTGTTGGCCTAGTTTGTCCAACTTCAAATCCCGACGGAATATAGAACCCACCAACAGCATTACCTGGATTGTTTGCCCAAAGCATTGCTTGCGGACGACTATACTTTTTCCTATTTGTCATGTATGCATTAGTTGCCATTAGAACCTGTTGCCCCTTATTCTTTGAGAGTCAATCATTCTAATTTGACCCATCACGGTTTGTGCAATTGAGTTAGGGTCTGACTGAGACGCAACGTTTACACTTAAGTTATAATTATACACTGAATTCGAAGATGGTGAGAGAACTTGTGTAGATGGCACAGAGTTTTTATCAACTGATACAGAAGGTCCTGTAGAGTTAAACATTGGGGTTGTTATGTTTTGAATGTTTGGACTAGACATGCCCTGAACATTGCTAAAGGATCCAGAGTTAATCTTGTTAAATAAATCTGTTCCATACTTCCTAACCATAGGTCTTCTTACTACAAATTCTCCAGGAGTTAACATTGCTGGTACGGTATCTGAGCCTAACGGAGATCCCCCATCTGACATGTAGGACATAACCCTTCCTCCATTAGCCAAGAATCGGTTAGCATTACTTCCGCCTCCGCTTCTTCCAGTAACGCCAGCCTTGGAAAGAATAGCGTCTGCCTGAGCTTTTGTTATTTTTGCAAGGTAGCTATTTATTAATGCCTCTGCTCTATCGGCATTAGACATAGTTACTCCAGCTGCGTCTCTAAGTGCCTTAGAAACTTTAGGGGCAGTGGTAGCGTTATTTAATGCTTGTCTAATCCTATTTGCCTGAGCTGCTGGGGTGTCAGCGCTTGGATCTAGTGGGTCTGGGCCTGGGTTTCCTGGACCGCCTGGACCGCCTGGGCCTCCAGGGCTTACATCTCCCTCTCGAACTGTCGTTACTGTATAAACAGTGCTCTTTGGCTTCTCAATTTCATTCCAAGCATCTAGAACCTTTTGAACAATTTTTTCGGCTTCTATAATTGCATCTTTGTAAGTTTTACTATTTACTCTAGCGAAATCAATATTGTTCTTAATAGTTTCCCATTCAGTTTTTGTTTTGTCCAAAACTTCTAGCTCTTTAATTCTTGATGCTAGCTCTACTCCAGCCAAGCGGACTCTTTCTGTTGCTGGCTCTATAGAGTTTTCTTCAATTTCAAATATCTGATTTGTAAGAGTTTCTATTCTTTCTTGTATTTCAATTCTAGATAGTCCATTTTCGCCTCTAATTGCGTCAAGGGCATTTTGCCTTCCCTGGTTAAGTGCGTCAGTTTGACTTGAGAAGTATCCAGAAGCAGAAGTTTGTCTTACGTCCTGAATAGCCCTAGCTGCTGCAGAAAGATCGCCACGAGTAATGGCTTCTGCAACTGATAGCTTGCCCTTTTCTTGATCAAGAACTTTTTGATTTGCTTTGCGTACCTTTTCTAGTGCTTCTAGCTTATCGTCATAAGTCTTGTTAATAGCATCCTCTTGCTGCTCAATACCACGCAAATCTGCTTCGTAATCGTCAAGCTGGTATCTTATTCCATCTATCTGATTTTGAGCATCTTCAATAATTTTTTGATCATCTGCTATCTTTAGCTCATACTCTAGAGTTAGTTTTTTCTCTTGAACGTCAAACGCTTCCATTGCCTTATTAAAGCCTTCATCAAAAACCTGTTGGATTCCTTCTGGAGTTAGCCTTTCAAATTGCTTTGCTGCTTCTGCAGTTGCTCTCTGTAATGCAAGCATCTCAGCTATTTGTTTTTGGGTGTAATCTCCAGCAACTATGCCTGCGGAAAGCGCTGCATCCTGAATTGCTTCATACGCTTCTGCAACAGAATATCCAGACGACCTTAACTGGTTAAATGCTAATACCTGATTCTTTGACTCTTGAGCCTGTTTCTGCTGCTGGTTAACATATTGACCAATAGCGATTGCAGAAAGAGCTTTTCCAATATTCTTTAACTGATTTTTAAATCCTATAATTTCTCCAGTTTGCTTGTCAAAATTAAA